CTCAGCGCTAACCATGCGCGAATAACGGTGGACCTGTTAGGCCCAGCCGCCCCACTGACTCAACTGGCCAAGATCGACCGCCATGCGCATGTTCCATCGCACATGGCCGACCCAGTCAGCCGAGTTCCCGCCACCGATGCCCTCTTCCACTTTAAAGGAGAACTGCCCTTCCCAGGGTTTAGTTTTCCACGTGGTTACTGTCGCGCTTGAAAGCCGCGACGCTAAGAGGCCTAGCCCAACCAAGGAGAGTCCCGCCTTTTTAGGGGACGGAGCAATCCGCCACTGAGGTGTAAAAGTCCCAGTGACGTCCTTGACATGTGACAAGCCGCCTTTCCACAGCCCGAAGGCTGTGTAGGGCGGAGAACTTACAACTTCGCGAAGATCTCCTGGAATAAAACCCAGAAGAGTGAACCACCCGGGTGAAAGACGACTATCAGCACTAAGGTCAATATGACCAAAAGCCGAATTGCGTCGCACACCGAGGTCGCGCACCGAATTCGCGAGGTTAACAAGTTTTTGTCCATTGTCAACTTCCTTAGTTACGTACAAGGGGCGTACATCCCGCCCGAGGAAGTAGTCCTTCCCGCAAGATTCACGGAAGGGTCCAGCAGTGAATGTCTTCTTGAAGTTAGGGACAAATCCCAAGAACTCCAGGGCGCTAATGACAGAAGACGAATATGCAGTTGGTACCACAATATCGTCGCCAAATACGGCGAGGTCACTAGCTGGGACACCACAAGCTCGACAAACGGCCCAAAAGATTAGGGTCTCGAGTTCAAACGTGGCGCCATTACCCATGCTGGAAAACTTCTCGTAGTCGACCGTGAGTTCTTCATCACGATCGATGCGGATACGGCCAGTCGGACTTCTCACGAGGTCCAACGCCTGAAACCACTCGTATGGCAGGAGAGTCCCGACAACGTTGTAGGCGATCATGTCGCTCGCGGAGGAGAGATCGATAGTGGAGTAACTCCCATTAATCGATCCAACCTTTGCAAGCCTCTGATTTGCTTTCCAACTATTGTCGAGGTTAAAACCTCCTCGAGTGCCAAGCCGCCGGCGAATCATCCCACCAAGCCCGAGCTGTAGAAATACGTTCAGCATAGGTTCGATAGCAATGACGCGCTGCGTTAATGCCGTTTTTGGTACGGTGGTGATTTTATTTCCTTCCACAAGCTCGAAGCGTTTTGCTCCGTGGGCAGCCAAACTGGCAGAGTCCCATAACGGGTACTGTTTAAGTACCGCGCCAGCGAGTAGGTACAGGGACGGGGTGAGTGAGATTTTAGACTCAAATTTAAACTCACCGCCTACATAACCGCCCCCCTCTAAACCGAAGTTGTCGAGGAGGAGGCAAGTCCCGGGACCATGACGGGCTTCACTAGTCCATTCCAATGCATCGAACTGCCCCAGCACGTACCGAATATGCCGACGGATCTGTTTTACGAGATCGCGTTCATGCTCCGTGAACAAATGCTCGACGGATGCGGTAAAGCGCTGGTTGGTTTTGGTGCAGGCTTGTTCAGCCTCAAGGAATGTACTGAGAGCAGCTTTCCTAGCAGCCTTCTCCGACCCTGGAAACGGGTACTTCCGGAGAAACTCAGTGGCTTGGCGATCCCAGAAATAAACCTCCGGGTCGCTGTAGGCCCGAGGGTCTACACTGAGGTTGGCCAGTGACATAAAGTCACCGCTAGTTACGCAATCCCTCACACGTTGTTGCACGGGCGAGAGATCGTCCAGAAAGGAGGTTA